TGTATGTTTGCATATAATCCCTTTTTAGCCATTACTTTTTGCCTCCTTTTTTCTTAGCCGGTCTTCCTCTTTTTTTACCATATGTTCCTGGTCCTTTTGGCATGTTATGTCTCCGTTCCTAATAGTTTTTTCTTAGTTATTTCCTCTTCAGATTTTAGTCCTTGAGCAGAAGTCATGATTGTAGATCGTCTACCTTTTTTCATTGCATATGATTTTTTAATCTTAGCCTGTGAGTCGGCAATTTGAGCCCCGGTTTCAGGTGCCGCAGCCGTTGGAGCCTTAGGCGTTAATTGTGTCGGAAAGCTCGGAGCCTTAGGAGCCTTAGGTAGAATACCGATTGCTTGAAGTGGTTTGGTTACTAATTTTGTTACTGATCTGATTGCACTACCCATTGTTTACCTCCTTATTGTATGTATGCCCTGTAACTGTATATCCCATTCGTTCATAAAATTTCTTAGTTCTATCAGGATTAATACCAGTTGACGTAGCTGGGTTTAGTCTTTTTGCGCCTCTTTTCGTAGCCCATGTTTCAAAGTCTCTAAATAGTTTGACCGCAGCTACTGATCCCCTTCTTGTTTGATCTACATAGTAAGTAAGATCAGAGGCATATAAGTCCTTACCAAAATAGTACTCTGTTATAAAGCCAATGAACACCCCTATTATTTCATTATTCTCCTCAGCTATCTGTACAAACTGGTCATGTAAAAAAGCCATAAGTAATCGTTTAAGTTTATCTGGGTCAAAATCAAGGTCTTTGAAGTGAGATTCTTGGTGCATACGGCTACCTAATTCTATAATCTCTTTTATATCTCCAGGCTCCGCAGGCCGTGTTACTATGCTAATATTGTATAGTCTCCTTCAGCTTGACGAGGCAGATCTTTCATTCTTGCATCTTGTTTATTCCTCATACCTAATGCTAAGTATCTAAAAGCATCACAGGCATGGCTTGTCCAGTCATGTAACGGTTTATCTTTAAATGTATTATTCTTTTCATCAAAAGCTTTGCGGTATTGTCTCATAGCTTCTACAAGTAAACTACACTTATCTTCATCAAAGTAACATCTAGGGATAATGGTCCTAGCTGCTTCTATCCCGTCATCTATTCTTAGGTTAGGAGTTACTCTAAATCTAATTCCTAGTTCACGAGCAGATTCTAACCTTGATCTACCGGTACTCATTTCACGTACCTTAATATCATGAGGTGCAATATGGTCTCCGTATACATATTCTTTTTCACGTAGCACTTTGGCATAGTGAGCTAGACCTTCACCTGAATTTTCATAGTAGTCTATAATTCTTATTTCGTTGTAGTGATGCTGGAAGAAGATAATACTTGTCGAGTCACCCATACCAAGGTCCCAGGACGTATGCACATCGAGGAGGGGGTCATACGGTACCTTAGTTATTCTACGGTCTGCTAAGGCTTTTGCCATAAGGTTTCCATAGTAAGACCCGACAAGCGGAGCGTCAAAAGAGCAATAAAACTCTTGTTGAATCATTTCTTCTGGCATACCAGAATCTCGTTCATCGTCAATAGCTTGTTGTGATACAGCATTAGTATCTTCAATACTTAGGGTTTGGCTAAACCATTTTTGATTACGTTGAGCCATAGTAATGAGATCGTAACCGTGGTTACGGCCCCTAGCTGTATATATGAATACGGCCCAGCCGTCGTTTTCTGCTAAGATCGGTCTTATATAGTCCCAGGCCCGTGGGTCTTGAACCGAATACTCTGAGAATATAACTCCAACTGGGTTGGCACCTATCAGTCTGTCAACGTTGTCGGTACCTACAACTTGGTAGATAGAGCCATTTTTTAATGTTAACCGCATCTCCGTATTGTTCTTGCTTTCTACAAGTTCTGATGGAAAGTGGTCAATAAACTTGCGACCGTCCCTGGTCATACCGTCCCACGCGATTTTTCGTCCTTGGTTATATGTGGGAAATAAATGCCAGTATAGTCCTGGTCTTTTTAATGCAGATACTACGCACCAGTTAATACTTGCTAAATCTTTGCCAGCACGTCGGTGCCATACGGCAACTGCTCGTTTACCGCCGTCTTCTAAAAATTTCCAGAGAGGTAATTGATAGTTACGCGGTTTCCAATCATACGGAATCCTTATCTTCATCTAAGTCTTGGAAGTTGACAACTTCTATTGTCACATCTCCTGTAGTATGTTGTTCTACGGCTTTACGTTTAGGGGCTATGTATTGAGCTAGTTCCTTAAAACACTGAAACTTTAGTTCAGGGCTTGTTGTAGGATCTGCACTAATCATGGCCATACCTTCGATAGGGTCAACACCTAGATCATCTAGCCTTTCAGATAGTTCTTTTGATCTTTTGTTAACAGCACCTTTAGGTCTGCCTGCACCTGGTCTTTTGCCGCCTTTGTCTGCCATATAGGTATTTATAACATTTATTACCTACGTTGTACATATTTATTATCGGATAATGTCAGTTGCAAAAATAGCCCCGACAGAATTACTGGCTTGGTATATAGCCTTTCGGTTCGCGTATATTTACGCCCCGGGGCCCAATAATGAAAATATAGGAGGTGCAATTATGATGAATGATATCATGATGATGCTGATCATCCTCATCTTATGGATGATGATCGGTATATTAGCAATGGTTGCGTAGCAGCCAACACATAGCCGCCTGGTGCGTCGCGCAGCGCATCAGGTGTAACAAGCGCACGTTTATGGAGGTACTTATGAGATATCATAACTACATCTTCATGACACCAGCTCAAATTAAAGCTGACGAGAAAAAGTTACTACGTGGTTTGCCTAAGCAAGCTAAGGATATAGTGCTTAACATCGGGCTGCAAGGCGAGGTGACTATCAAGCAGGTCAAGGATCGTGTGACTGAGCTTGCGGATCAAGGTATTCTTAAGACTACCCAACGTCCGTTGCTTATCTTCACGTACTACCGTGCTGATATGATAGACAATGGTGTTGTGAAACACGTTGAGAAATAGGACGCTTATCGGCACATGGACGTGCCACCAACATAGGAGACAACTATGCAACATCGTATATACGAAGGCATAGGTCCATACGACGGCAGTGCATACATCATCGAAGATGACGCGCACGCTGACGGATTGATCTTTGTCTGCGCACTTATGCGTGATGGTAGTGTGTCACATGACTGGTACGAACTTGGTTGTGAGTTCTATGATGATATCATAGCTCACATACCAGGTATGCGAGTTATTGGACACATATCAACAAGACGTCTACGTGACTGCTTGTAATTAACTAGGGCTTACAAGCCAGGAGGTACTGCCTATGCACTAGCATAGTTACAATTTGACCTTGTACCACATGACACCGCTTCGGCGTATCGGCTACAGGCCGGCCGGATAGGGCGAAGAATTAGGGTGCCCTCCGGGTACACGGGGGTACACACAACCAGGGCCACGCGCCCCCAGAGAAGGGCTTAAAAAAAGGGCAACCCGAAGCAGTAAAAAAGTGTATATGAATCAATAACTTAGGGCCCTGCTGTAGCATGCAAAGGCCGTGCCACTAGTCCGTTAAAATATGTATATAAATCAAACACTTAGGACCCTCGCCCTTTGTTTATTGCCCACAATCCAAGGCGCCTGCGCCCTATAAAACTTGATTTTTAATCAATTGTGGAGGCAGTAAAAAATATACACCTTTTAGCCCTTTTTATTGTACTACCGGATAAAATCAGATTATAATGGCTTTAGCAGGTAAAAATAGATTTGCCTGCACTAATAGAAAGGAGAAAGTTATGCAAATATCAACTGCAAAACCTATCGCTAAGCCTACTGCGGCTAATGTTGTTAAAACAGTAGCTAAAAAAGAGGTAAAGCGTAAAGCAGCAACTATGTTTACATTCTTCGATTATACAAAAATCGAAAAGTGGGACAGAGCTATGCCGCCGCAAGCTAAATGCATTGCTACAACAATAACTAAATACGGCATCCAGTATAATAAACCGTATGTACGTAAAGATATTGAGGTAGCTATGGAAAAACTACACGAAGCCGAAACTAAGAAAAACGGCAAAAAATGGACTAGGCAGAATCCCTACAGGATTTTTGCTTACTACATTAAAAACATGACGGATAATAAGTTGCTTATGAAAACTAAGTAGCTTTTTCTCGGGGCTGCCACATTATGAGTGTGGTAGCCTTTTTTAAGGCAAAATATATATTAAGGAGGCAAAATATATATTTTGTGTAATTTTTACGCAATATATAATAAGCTTATAAATAATTATAAGGATTATTTATTAATAAAGAAAGGAGAAATAAAGATGCTAAAATATAATAATTTGGCGGATTATTTCTCAGATGAAGATATATTAAAAATAGCGGGGGAAGCGGCTTCGGACGCGGCTATCGTTATTGGAAATAAATCTGATGAAGATAAAGACGAAATGGTTACCGCCATTTGGAACGTCCTTCATCATCATCTGGGGAATCCAACCTCAAATAAATAACGAAGGGAGGCGGCTAATCATATTGGCCGCCTTTTTGATCAGAAATCGTTGTAACCTCAGGGTACACAGTAATGCCCTTCGGGTACAAATTATGATATAATAGTACTATAGTACACAGAAAGGAGAATACTATGAAGATAATAATGACAATAAATGTAGATTGTGCTACTACTGATGCAGTACAACGTAATCTAGGCGAACATCACGGTGACGACTGGGAACATTATGAGTTTCCCACTGCCGACGAGTCCGTGCGAGCAATAACTAATGAGTGCGTATCGTGGCTAGGCAGTCTAGGAATACAACCAACATTTAAAATAGAAAAGGAGTAAAATGGCTAAACCGCCCAAATATTACGATAAAAGTAACGAGAAGTACTTTGCTAATCTCGATCGTAATCTTACCAACTATGAAGACATAGACCAGGCGTGTACCCTACGAGACTTACAAGAACAGGGTACACGGGCGGTACAAAAACTTGTTAACGACCCAGATCCTGCCTGGGACCCAGTTATCGACCATAGAGTCGGCAAGGGGGGACGCAACAGTAAGAATTACTCAACTAAAACAACAATTCCAGAGGATTACAGGAAAAAATGGTATGAAGATTAGCCCTCTATATAAGGAACTTTTTGAAAAAAAATATTCTTTTTATGTTAAACGGTCCAATAAATACAATAGGCCAATAAAGTGTATAAAAATCATATATATAGAGGCCAGCAGATTGTATTGGCCCTTTGACCCCAATACGTGCTACAATAAAACAACAGGAGAAAACTATGTCAGACATAATTGAATTAGTACGTTGTGACGTTTCTTATGACGTCGAAGATGATGAATTTGTAAAAATTAAGCTCATGTACCGTGAAAATGGCAACCTGATCACTACACAACCGATCTATACTGCCCCTGACGTACTTACAGAGATGATTTACCGCGAATTAAAGACATTAGGAATAATACATGGACAAAACAACTCAAAGACGCGCCATTAAGTATCAGAAAGAGAAGCGGTCCACGCTCAACATACCAAAGAGGCTGCACAAGGCGTTAAAGATCGCTGCAGACCGTGAGTGTCGGACTATTCCAGGCCTATTAATGGCAATGCTTATCAAGTGTAAGCATGAGCAAAAGAATTTATTGACGCAGAAATC